AGAGGTTTTTTTAATTGTGTTAGGAAGGGGGTTTAAAGTCCTTATTAATAATTCATGTGTTAAAGTGTCTTTATTTAAAAGAACATTAACTGCTGGTATAATAACATCATTCCCAAAATTTAAGGAAAATTCCTTAAAATATACAGAGCTTCCTAATTCTGAAATAAAACTATTTACAGCTGTGTCTAATTCTTTGTTTTCTGCTTTTTTAGATATTGATCTTATTTCTGTTTTTGTTGAATCAATATCTTTGATATAAAAGGGATATTGAGGGATAGCCATCCCTTTATCTGCATCAAATAATCCTGTATTAAAGATTTTATGTCTGTGGACGTTGAATTTTAATTTATATTTGCCAGATATGTATCCTCTTTGGTTTAAAACTTTTTCATAATCTATTAGTAATTCTGAGGTTGTTTGAGCTTCATTACCTGCGGGAAATTCATATTCTTCAAAATCATAATCAGATACAAGTAATTCATTTGATAAGCTATATATATGTAATTCTATTACATCTTCGGGCCTACCAAAAGTTTTTGATATAATTGTTTCATCTAATTCAAAATCAACATTGTCTTCAATTTGGTCTATAGTTGTTTCTTCTTTATCGGGTGAGGTTAGATTTTCTTCTAACTCATTTGCCCCAAGTAGTTTGTCATCATCTACAACGGGGGATGTTGATAATTTAGATTTATTATTATTTTTTGTTGATCTAGCCATTTATATTAAGTCGGTTTATACATATTAACTTCATAAAACGATATAAATAAATCTTGAAGTCTTGTAATTGGGGGTCCATCTGATATAGCGTCTAACCCCCCAGACCATAAAAAAATAATAATGTCTGCGTCTTTTAAATCTTTCATTCCTAATCTATTTTTTATTTTACTATAAATAAGATAATCATCAGGTATTTTTCTTTTTTTTCCTGAATGCATATAATATTTAGGACCTTTAATATCTCCTTCTGAGCTAATACCCCCAAAACCAGACACATGTGATTGGTTATAATCTTTATGCATTAAAATAGTTCCATTAGAAAAATAAGGGTGTTCTCTGTCTGTTGAGTCTATTTGTAATTGGATTCTTTCTTTGTCTTTTTTTAAACTATTTAGTTGTACTGTTCTTGGATTATCTAAAGGTCCAATGTATTCTGTACTTTTTACTACTAAATCATTATGGGTTTGTTTTTTTAAATCATAGAAATTTTCATTGTATGTTTTAAAAAAAGCATTTGGTGATTTTGGTTTTGGATTTAAACTTGAAAACCCCATATCATTTCCTAAAAGATTTTCTACATCTTTATATTTGTATACTTTTTTATTTAATATTAGTTTTTTCATATTAACAATCTAAACAGTTTTGAAAAGTACAACCTAAAGGAAGATCACCAGTCCCTACAGGTATAGATAAAAGAGCAAATTGTTGTAGTTGGGCCTCAGTAAAGGGGCAAAAATCAGGAACACTAGAATCATTATAGTCTTCATTTTCATAATGTGAATATAATATTTCTTGAATTTCTCCTGATAAACCATAATTACTCCCCCCCATACCATAAGGATTAAAATAATTTACTCCGTTACCAACATGAAAACCATTTAATCTTACTCTATCATCCCAAGAATCACTATCTGAAAGTGTTGTTAATCCTATAAATTTTACTTTATCTGTATCTACAGCTTCCCAATTAAATCTATCGTCCCCATATCCCTTTGCTCCTTTTAAAATAACTGAATATGAAAATGCATTTTGAATTATTGATTGTTGGGTTGTCCAAGCTGTACTATTTGTATTCATTATAACATGAATATCGTTATCATGAACTAACATTAATTTTTTACCATTATTAGCATTATCAGTTAATTTGTAAAAATGATGATGTCTATATATAGATGGATTATTGAGATGGGCGTTAATTATATGTATAATTGATTTTAAATAAACAACATATTCTCCCCCGACTTTTAGTATAGGTTGTCCATATATAGGGTAATTTCTATTATGAATTTCACCATATATAGTAGATACTCCGTAATTAGATGTGCCATAACTATCTTTTATAGTGTCACTACTAACCGTTATAGATCGAACATAATATTTAAAGGTTGGATTATTAAAATGCTCTACTAATTCATCATCTTGGTTTAAAGCCCCATAACAAGTATCATTAAAAGTTCCATCTAATTGCATGCAACTAGAATATATTTTTCTACAATTACCATATACTTCATCAAATCTTAAATCTGCAAGTATAGATTGGTTTGTTTTTGTATTGAACATTCTTCCTTGGTTGTCATTCCCTATCCAAATACGACCTTCTGCTAATAATACTCCTGAGTAATTTTTACCCCACCCCCATTCTCTTGTTCCTGTTTGTTGGATATCAGTATTGTAATCATAATAAGTGTTATATACGTCTCTATTTATTTGGTGTGGTATTCCCATTATTCCCCTTTCATGGTCATTTCTTGCAAATTCTATTATTTTCTTTTCTCCTACATTAATAGTTTCAGTTTCTATAGAATATTGTTCGGGATCACCTTCAAATGTATTTTTGATATAAGTAACAGTACAAGCATCATCATTATCGTCTTCTAACCAAAAATCTCCTTCAACTAAATCAAAGGAATCATCTACTTCTCTACCTTCACAAAAAAGATGTAATTCAAAATAAGGAAGTCTTTGATATATAGGACCATATTCTGCAGCAAAACTAGGCATAGACATTTGCCATTGATAGTCTATTGTAACTCCATCAGGGATTTGATTTAATTCATCAATACTTAAAAAATATAATTCACTAAAAGCTTCTCCCGGGGTTCTAAGAGATCTTCTAATTAAGTGATACATACCACCACTTCCAATAGCTCTTTTCATTCCGTCTTGCATAACATAAACTGTTCCCATACCTTGAAATTGACCATTATCATCCCCCGCTGTTAGAAAAGACCCATTAGGGTATTCAGAATTTGATGGGCGTGGGTTTTTTAATTTGTTTAGTTCTTCATTTTTTGCTTCTATTTCGTCTACTAAACTTTCTATTTGGTCATCTAAAACTTTATTTATTTGGGGGTATAAATAATCTGTGCTTTCTTTTATAATAGATTCATGGGAGTTTTTTCCTTTTTTTGGTATTATATAAAATGAAGTATCATATAAATTTTTTACAGATTCATCATTTATTTGGGGAGTAGATTTAGTTAAATTATGAAAAGACTTATTATGAAGTTTATTAGATAATTTATTACTAATTATTTTTTTTACTAATTTTATTTTTTCTTTTGCCATTATCTTACAACTTTAAAGAAATAATCGTCATCATAAATAGTTGTGCCATCATTATTTACATGCTTAAATAATATACGATAATATCTTTCTGGTTGTAAACCTTTCATGTATAATTTAAAGTACATACCTTCACTGTCAGCACTTAATTTTGTATAGTTATCATCAAAAGGGATTACTTCTTCTTCTGAAAAAGCGTCTCTAATACTATAATAACTAGTTTCTTTAAAATATCCTGTGTTTAAATAATTAGAACTTGTAACAAAAGTTCTTGTAGGATATTTATCTCTTACATGAATCCTAAAAAGAGCTTCATCATTTTGATTATATTCTTTTTTATTTCTATAAAGAGAAACATTTAATTCTCCTTCTAACTTAGCAGATGATTGATAATTATGGGTACTATCATCCCATTTAAAAGTTAATTTAGGAGGATGTATTGTGTGGGTATCTTGGGAAAAATATTGTAATTCACCAAAACTAGTAGATACATTAGATTCAACACTATCTATTTGTTTAATTAAAAATCCTTGGTTAGAAATTCCTGTTGGGTAATTAGCTCCATTAAAATAACTTTGGCTAAATTTTGTAACTATATCTGTTACATCAAAATTTGTGTCTAAATCATCTCCTCCTAAAAACTGTTGGCTTGCTTGAAACCCACTACCTGTATACCAAACTCCTCCCCCCGGTGTTATAGGACCTCCTACTAATGAAGAACTTACTATAGATCCTGTTGTTCCTGTTACTGTTTCATAATTATCTATTACAAATCCTTCTTCTACTGCAGATGTTCCTATTCCTCCTAAAGTTGAAGTTGTCCATGCTGTAGCTTCTATAGAATTATCTCTAAACTTCCAGGTGACCCCATTTGAAGCTGAAGGTAAATTGAAATATTTATTTGTACCTTCATTCCATGATTGTGAAATTGCATAAACTTGTAGTATATGGGTTTGTGTTAAATTTTTAGCTTGAGTTGAAGTTAATTGAAGATTTGCTTTAGAACCAGTACCGAATCCACTATTACCCCCTATAATATCTTGTATTATAGATGATATTTCTTCTTCTTTAAATTTAACTACAATTCTTGAGGGATAAAAATATTGGTCAGTTGTTCCTCTCTCTTTTACAAGTTCAAGTATTTCATCCCCTCCTGTATTCATATTTGTACGATCAGGGTGGCTATACAATGTAGCGTCATTTTCCGGAAATAAAAAGTAATATGCCATTTTAATATGTTGTTACACGTCCTTGAATATCAGCATTAGGATATTTTATTTCAAATATACTAGGGTCCATTGAAGGATAAATTACGTTATTTTTAGTTGCTCCCTTAAAACCATATTTATATTTTGAATACCCTGATTCTTCCCCACTTTTATTTTCAAATCTAACATCTTCTACTGTCTGTACTCCTTTTACTCCACCTATTAGATTTTCTATTTCAGAAATAATAATTGGTTGATTTATTTGCCATTTATCTATATTAAAATAATTTTGAAGTTCAGTGATAACAGCTAATAATACTTCTTGATTATTATAAGATTTGTATGTTGTGATTTCAAAATCCATACTAAAATTTATTACAAATGCATCTTTAATATTAACAGCATCTGTTAGCATTCTATATTGTTCTAAATAATTAGCTAAATTTATTTTAGTTGCTGTGTTTAAGGTTGTTATTTTTTTATCAATATCATATCCTAAAGTATATAAATTTAGAGCTAAAGGATTAGGTATTCTACCTGGTTCATTTGTTAAAGGTGAAGTTTGATCATCTTGAACTATATATGCTTTAGCTACTCTTCCTAATTGTGGGGGCATAGATAAAGTTCTAATTAAATAATCATCTCTTGTAACAGTTCTTTGTTGGGCTCCAAAATTAGCCATAGTATTCATCCTAATTTCTTCTATAGATTCTGCTCCTCCCCCTCCTCTTGCTGGTTCTATATTAGTAGATTGGATTGAAGCTTTTACAAAATTTAACATACCTTGATTTAAATTAGGTTTTGGTGTGATTTTTAATTCTCCTGAATTTACAATTGTGTTTGAATTTACATTAGCTTGCATACCCCCTCCTGATAAATATTTTACTGTTAATATTGTATTAGCTGGGACTTCTCCATAAGCTTTAGTGTATAAAAAGTTAGAAGGGTCATAAGATACATCTAATTTACTTCTTCCATCTAAAATCCCTAAACCAATATTATCAGGATTGGGGATAATTTGTTCGTCTGCTCTATCACTTACACCTGATCCAAACTGGATTTCCATTTTATTATTTGCTTTTATTCTTGTAGTAAATCTTTTAGGTACTTTTTTTAATTTAAGTAAGTAAGGGGTTTGGTGGTTATATTGATGTAATTCAGGGTCATTAGCTGCTTTATTTTCTACTTCTTCAAATTTAGTATCTTGGGCTAAATAAGGAACTTCATGATATTCATTACCACTACTATCTATAATTGATTCTATTGAAATAATGTTAGAATCAAATAAGTCTATAGTTAAATACCTTTGTGAGGTTCCAACTGAAAATGTTTGTTTTTTTACTTTGGCAGAAATGGCGGGTATTGTTTTTTTAAGTAAAAAATATTCTGGGTTATCTGAGCCATCATATTGGTATATACTTGTTATTGTAGGTTCAAAACTAGATGAAAAACCAAATCTAGCATCTTTTGTTATATAAAAAGTAGTACCATCTGTAGAAGAAAATGTAGAATCTGAATTTACATTTAAGGCATAATCATGATCGGGCTCATAGGACCCATCTATTATTTTTGAGGGTACTAATTGGGATATTTCTAAATTTACATAAGCCGCTGTTGTTACTTTAGGTCTGTAACCCATAGTATGAGCTATATTATATAAGTTTTCTCTTTCTTGTACTGAAGATAAAATTGATTCTTTTAATTGAGTATCAGTATAATAAGATAATACATCCCCCACATATGCTGCCATTTCTAAGAACATCATTCCTGGGTTACCTTCACTAAAATCATTAAAATTATTAGGAAAATATGTTTTTGTAAATTCTATTAATTTGGCTTTATAAGAATTATAATCTTTAGCTAAATAATTAACTTCTCTATCTTGGTTTTTATTTGTTATTTTTGAATATGCCATTAGTAATTACCGGTTTGTAAATTTAATTGTATTGAATCTAATGTTCCACTTAATAAAGACACGAAAGATATAGATACAAATAATGTTTGGTTATCTTCAGACATTGATGAATTTACACCTACTACCTGAATGTTAGGTACATAAAAATCTGCTTGTGTTCTTATTCTGGCTTTTAAAGATCCTAAATCTAGTTTTTGATCAAATAATAAGTGTTTTAACCCAACGCCAAAATCAGGTAAATTTATTCTTTCACCAGGAAATGTTAATAATACATTAATAAGATCAGATTTTGCTTGTTCTGTAAGAGTATCTGTGCTAGCAAATAAATTTGTTTCGTCCAAGGGGAAAGCTACTCCTATCTTAATATTATTAAGATCTCTTGGGTCTTTTCTTATTCCTTGTACTATGGCCATTATTAATTATTTTTCTTGTTATCTATTGCTTTCATTAAACTACTGTAATCTCTTGTAACTGCATTTGCTACTTCAGGAGGCATACCTGTTGTATCCATAGACATAGGAGCTCCTGAGGCAAAAGGTTTTGATAAACTTACGGGTGAATTCGATGATTGTGTGTTTGTGTCCCCCATTGCTGTTTCATTTAAGAGATCATTTAAGGTTCCATCACTTACAAAATTTCTTTTTTGTTTTATAGGTTTAGTACCCATGATTTTTTCTCTTAAAGAATGCTTTGATACAGGTTGAGTTGTAGGATTTTCATTTGATACCTCTACTAAATTTGTTTTATGTTCTATTATAGTAGGTTTTAATTCATCACGTAAATCTTCTTTAAGTGTTTTAATTTCTCTGCGTAACGCATAATCTATTTCTTCTCTAACTACTTTTCTAATTAGATTTTCAAAAGTTTTTGCTTTCATGTTAATTTGTTGTTTGTTATAAATATAAATTTTTTCTAAATATTAATTATTTTAAAACTAATATTGTATTTTAATACCCATTCTTTAGTTTCTTTTTGTAAAACTGATATTCTTTCTAATGCTCTAGTATCTCCCTGAGCCTGTAATTCAGCTAACATCATACCATATTTTTGTTCAGACCACGCTATAAGAGCTTCAAGATTCATACCTTCAGATAAAGATGCTATATTATCCCCATTTATTGTATTTACATTTAGCCCTTCACTACTAAAACCACTGGAGTCTCCTGTTCCCGTACCTGTTGCATTTTGGCTGTTTGGGTTTAATAATTGATCACATTTACTTTCGTGTTCTAATTTCATAAATAAGGTTAAAGCTACTAATCTAT